CTAATCTCTTACGAGAAGGATACGTTTGATACAGACACTCTTGCCAAGTAGTCAGCCGCATTACCAAGTGATGATGCAGTGTTGTTTAACTCTACATAACCATATCTTGTCATGAAACTTACTACTGGTTCAAATGTACCTGGATCCAATACAACACCTGAAGACATTAGCGGGATGTATGGGCAATAGAATGCCGCCGCATCTGACTCTGATGTTCCTTTGTAACCAACAAGCACGTCTGTTGTATCTGAAGCATATGCATCAACATATACTTTCATCGCACCATTTAAAGTACCTACTAATTTAGTATTAGTTGGAGCCTCAAAAGTACCTTCAGTTGTTCTTGCGAACGCTGAAGTTGTAGCAGACTGAAGTACTGTTAAAGTGTGTGGTGATACCACAGCAAAGTTACCAGCACCACGTCTTGTACGTTGTGCGATTTTGTTAGCCGCTCTGTTGATCATAACAGCAAGTGCCGCGTGTTCGTCACCGACGAATGTTGCAGTACCTGACACAGCGTTTTGATCATACTGAACGTCTGATTCAGCAGTACCAGCAAGGTTTCTTAATGAAGCAAGAACTTCTTGATCGATTTCAGCAGTAATTTCTTGTGCTAAAGCCGCCATAATTTCTGCTTCAACGTCGATACCTTGTTGTGCTTGTGCGTCTTGTGCAGACTCAAAAGTCCAACGAGCACTCAATTTACGAGTTTTCGCTTCGACTGTTTGTTTTAAGATCTGAATTGACAAACGCTTACCTGCTGTACCTTCTAAGGTTGCTGTAGCATCTGCTTTATCAGTAGATGCATTACCTGAATATCCAAGTGCTAACTTGAATGGTGATAATGCTTCTTCGCCTGCTGTAGCGTCATCGAACGTGTCCGAATAACGTACTCTTAATGTGTGGATTTGACCCACTGGTCCTGTCATAGGTTGAACGCCAACGATTTCGTTAGCGATAACTGTAGGCATAACCCTTCTGATTACCGGTAGGATAACTCTGTTTAATGTAGCAACGTTACCTGCTGAAGTAGCACCTGCTGTTGCTGTCTCTGCCAAATACCTTTTAGTATTTTCCAAAGTAGCATTCATCACAGATTTCTTCGTGCCTGTTAGGCCTTCAAGTAATGCGCTCTTAGTTTCCTGCCATCTACTTTCTAATAGTTCTGACATTATTTTCTCCTTATTTTAATCCTGCAAGTCTTCTAATATCTACGACATTATCTGTTGCAGAATTACTTGCGCCATTTCTAACGTTAGATTCTTCTTTGTTGCCTGTTACTTCAGTTGCCTCGGTGAGCGTTGCCTTCTTCTTTTCTGGAGTATTACCATCAATTACGGAAGGTAGATACTTGTCAAACTGCTTTTGAATATTTTCAGTTTGTACAGACTCCAGTAAGTCCATCATAATCTCTTTCTGATCTTTGCTCAATGGAGCAGTTAGTTCAGAAATGATATCTTTTCTTTTTGCAGAATCAATAGCAGTTTTAATTTCTGCGTCTTTTGATTCAACTAATTTCGCTTTTTCTTCTGCGACTTTCTTAGTCTCTGCAAGTTGCTTGTCTTTTAACTCAACTACTTTTAACAATTTAGCAGTTTCAGACTTCTCATTTAAGTAAGAATGCTGATATTCATCTGCGAATGTTTCGAATAGTTTACGTCCAAAGTCATTTTTACGTGCCGCATCAATATCTTCTTTAAGAGATGTAATCTCTTTTGTAAGAGTTTTTGCAACAGTGTTTTCTACAACTTTTGCGCCTTTCTTAATGAAAGACTCTTTAACAGCGTCAAAGTGTTTTTTCGCTTCACGGATTAGTCGAACTTTTGTTTCTGCAAGATCTTTTTTATCTTCGTGGAACTCTGCGATTTCTTTAGCCAAAGCCTCTACTACAAATTCCTCAAGTTTGCCAAATTTTTCTGACATTACTTTTTGGTCTTCGTGTAGTTCAGAAACTTCCTTGCCGAGTTGCTGTACAACAAAGTTCTTAAGTAGATCTGCGTTTTCACGCATTGCTACATGGTACTTTGCTCTTGCCTCTGCAAGTTTGGAACGATCATCTGCAAATTCCTTGATCTCCTCGGATAATTTGTCCTCAAGCATTTTTTCCACGGCTTCAATCATTACTGATTTGTCATGTTCATACTTTTGTGCAAACTCTTCGCGAAGTTCGGCTGTTACTTGCATACGATTTTCATTTATTTTGTTGTTCCATGCTTCTTCGATGTCGGCTTTGATTTCTTCCGAAATTGCATTATTCTCAAAGAGTGATTTCAGTGCTTCCAACATCTTGTTCTCCTTATTTCAACCCTTGTATAATTTTAACAAGTGATTCCTTTAGATATTTTTGTGCCTTTGCATCGCCTAATACTTCGCGAGCCGCATTAAATGCCTGCATTCCGCCTCGGGTGTTCATCAAATGCTCGTAAATTGGTGTTGGATATGCACCAGGAGCAGATGGTTGAGCAACAATATCAACTGTGATAATTTCGAAATCACTCACATTGTTGTCTTCGTTTACGTTTCCACTACCACGTGATGAGACACCAAGTTTAACTCCGCTTTCCAGCATTGTTTTAACAAGTTGTCCCATCGGTGTCGGTAATATCTTCATCTTGCCATAACCGTTAGGTCCATCCATCCACATTTCTTTAATCATGTGGGACACACGGTCAAGGTTAATGTTGAGTCCTTCTGGGTGATCTACTTCTCCGAGAACTGAATATCCTCCGGTGATTTGATCGTTGAGAGTGTTGACAGCCCTACTGATCTCACTTACAGGGTACACACGCTGGTTAGCATTACGTACACCTCCTTGGATACAAATACCTTTTAAATGAAGGTCTTTGCCGTCTTCAGTAGATTCCAGAACGATCTGCGCCTGGTCGTATGTCAAGTTCTCTCGTAAGTTAATCACTTAATAATCCTCAACAATTATGAGCCGATAACTGAATCAGTATCAGCGCCTTTTTCGGCTTTAACAGCCGCTTTAGCGTTTGACATTGACTTAGATGCTTTACCGCCCGGTACGTTCACGTTTCCATGATCTTCTACTTTAGGAGAAGGTGCTTTACCACCTTTTTCTTCTGCAGAACCTTTTGCGATATTAGCAGTTGTGCCGCCCATGTCGTTTTTGCCAGCAACTGGAGATTTTGCTTTGTTATCTTCGCCTTTTGGAGAAGCAACTTTTTCAACATACTCTCTCATTTGCTCTGCTTGTGACTTTTTACCTTCAAATGCAGGTACTTCGTCTACGCTAAGTTCGGAAGCAGGCTCAAATGCCTCGTCTTCCTTCTCTTCGTCACCCATGTCATCCATTGGTGCTTCTGAGTCTTCTTCACCTTCGTCGCCTTCTTCACCTTTGTCGCCCATCATTTTTTCAAATTCGGCTTTAAGGTCGTCAAGTGCGTCTTCAAGGTCTACAACACGATCTTCGATTTCTTCATCGCCTTCTGGCTCATCGCCTTCAGCGTCATCTTCGATGTCAGCCATCATATCGTCTGCTGGATCACCGCCCATGTCGTCGTCACCTTCTGGTGTAATTTCTGGTTGTACATCTGCGAAGTTTTCGTCAACTTCTTCGTCTTTTGACTCATCAGTTTTTTCGTCTTCGTCAGTTGCTTCGTTAGTTTCTTCGTCGTCATTTTTTGACGCTTCATCTACTTCTTTGTCATCCTCATCGTCTTTTTCGTCATCTTTAGATGCTTCTTTAACGTCTAAGTCTTCCATGTCATCTTCAAGTAGATTTTCATAAATTGATCTTGATTTTTCAACTACGATCTCGTGGAACAGTTCTTCTGCACCTTTGCGATCTTCGTTAACTAATTTTTCGAGCATTTCCTCGAATTTGTTACGATCTGCCATTTTGGTACCTCCTATAAG